GTCACTATACATCGCTACCGGAGTTGGGCGGTTGTGCTGTACCCATTTGCTCATTCATTACAACGCGAGCCTACCAAACCCTTGTATAATAGTTCTTGGTCGACCTGGGGATTAACTTTTTCTAAGAGCCCCATCATTTTTTGCTGTGTGCATCTAAGGATTCACCTGTCGCCTTGTCGGCCGCATTTCCTTGCTCACTGGTTGCGATGCTATGTTTGCCTATTGGAAATTTTTAAGAAATTGTAGTTTGCCTATCGCACTTGTTTATATGAGTTTTATTTCTAGGTCAATCTTTTTGGCTTTAAATACCAAGATGCATTGGACGTACCAGGGAAAAGAAATTACCACGATACCAGAGGACATAGTGGGATTTGTTTATCTCATAACCAACACGGTCAACGGTAGGATGTACATAGGCAAGAAATTGGCCAGGTTCAAGAGATCCAGGCCACCACTCAAGGGCAGGAAGAACAAGCGTAGATACAAGGTGGATTCTGACTGGCAGGATTACTATGGATCAAGTGATGATCTAACAATAGATGTCAACAAACTGGGCAAGGACAAGTTCACTAGGGAGATACTTTTCTACTGTAAATCAAAAGCGGAACTTTCATACGTGGAAGCACGTGAGCAGTTCTCACGCAAGGTTTTGGAATCAAATGACTACTACAACGGCCACATCCGTGTCAGGGTGCATGGCAAAGGAATACTTAAAAAGAATCCGTAAAATATTGGTAGTGTTTTTTGTGAGGATGTTGCCCATCATCAGCACGTTCTTTAAATAACGATAATTTTGGAAACTGACACAACATGTTGACATGGTCTTGTGACTGTAGATAACGATACACCTCATCGTCCCAACTTGAAGCCATTAATCTAATGTTGTTTTTTCTGCAGTAATTTATAATCTTGGTTAAAAATATTTTTGAATATCTATCGTTGGTATCTTTCACTATGCTCTCTTTGACTTTGGTCATTTTATCTATTACTTCTTTATTTCTGTATAACTGATATTCGCTGGTAGCATCATGTATGTTTACTGTACTAGGTATTCTGAAATATAGATCATCTATCTTACAACGAACTATTCTTCGGTTAAATGTTGGGAACAATATCATACAATCATTAAACTTGTGTTTTTTATGTAGTAGTTTTAAATTATTATAAATTCCATCTATGCCAATTCCGGGAACTCCGAGGTTTAGATAATTTTTATCAGTTTTCTTTGCCAATATATGAGGCCATGCATCTGTATCGGGCTGTCCTTCCCCGTATGTGAATGAACAACCAAAGCAAGGTGTAAACTCTTTGTCAAACCCTGTATGGTTGCGATCCCTGTATGTGTTTGTAAAACTATCTCGTGTGAATTCGTATTGGAATATGAAGTCTTCCTTTAGATTGGAACAGTGCCAGTTGTTTGATCTGTGCGACAGTATGTAAAGATCATCAAACTGTAACGTGTACACGCCTTTTTTTGTAATCTCGTGTACAGAAGTTAACACTGTATCTCTGTCGTTGATCAGTAATGATGTATTGTAGAATATGTTTGTCTCTATATCATTTAGTGTGATTTTGTTTACTTTAATTTTCTGATCGCCTGGATCGATTGTGAATGAAATTTTATTCTGTGTGGGGTATTCTATATTTCGTTCTATGATTTCTGTACTTAGGTGTATCTTAACTTCTATAGCCATGGTATAAAAAACCCCCAACTAAAAATAGCCAGGGGCCTTTTGAATTGCAATTCAATTGATCGATTACGCCGCCGTTTTGGCCGCGTTCTTGACTTCCTGAATTTCTTTTCTTCTCGCTTTGATCAGTTTAGATAAGTTTGCTAAGGCCTTTCTGGCTCTAGTCGCAGATGCTTTCACACCCTTATCAACGAACTTCCCATTTTCTTCTGAGTAAGTTTGTATCTCTGTCATTATAGCGTCATGTGTTTCATTTGACATATTAATTGTCCTTCCTTTATTATCGTACGATTAACATTAATTAACGTCAGTGTAATTAAAGCACGTAAGAAGTGGTTTTGTCAACATAAAAATTAAACAATTATGTCAACATCATTGGCATAGTTGGTAAAACCGTTTTCTTTAACTACTTTTAATACAGAGTTTACTCTGCTTACCAATTCGTCTTTGTGTGAGATGAGGAATATGTTCTTTTTCTGTGTTCTACTCATGTCTTTTAGTACTGCCATGGAACTCTCAACCCCTGATATGTCCATACCTGCGTCCACAAGTTCGTCAATGAACAGCAAGTTGATCTGTTGATAAAGGCTTTCCCACACATCTCTGAACGCCCAACTCAGACTCAGGATCAATCTATTTCTTTCACCCCTACTCAAGTTATCAAAATCCAGTTCTCTACCCAGCTCTTCTATACGCACAGTAAGATCTGATTGGAAAGTCACAGTGTGTGGCAGTTTTACTTTGCCTAGGAAGTACGCCAATCGCTGATTTAGGTATGTCAAGTTCTGTTCTATGATCCTAGTCCTTATGAAAGAATCCTTGGCGGTCAACAGTTTGTATAGGAACTCTTGATGCCTGTGTAGGTCTTCCAACTCGTTTGCTTTCTCGTAATCTATCTTTTGTATCGCAGATTTTTTCATCTCCGCGATCTGTTCAGCATATGTGTCTTCTTTCTTCTCCGTCTGCTCCAACTGTCTTTTGAGATCCTGCAACGATCCCTTGTGGTTGTACGCCTCGTCGATTGTGTCATAGTAGGTATCTGGTATCTGTCCGAGATCTCCTATTTCGTTTATGCCCTGTTGTATTTCTGCAAGATCAGTTTTTAATTTAGTTACGTAGTCTGTGGATTCTGTCAGTTGAACCTTCAGTTTGTCCACCAGGTGCGTGTGTTTGTCGTCGTGCAGTTCCTGTTCACAGGTCGGACACTTCTGTTGTTCTGCGTATTCGAGGTCAGTGTTTGTTTTTGTGACTGTGCTTTCCGCTTTGGTCAAGGAATCCTCGTGGTACGCTTTTTCTTTTTGCAGGCTCCTTAAGGCAGTCTGCATCTCATTGTGTTTCTGTAGTTTTTTGTGTTTTGCGATCTCGATTTCGCTATCTACCTTTTCCAGTTCTGCTATCGCCTCTTTGAAACTCTTTATGTCGTCCGCTTTTTGTTTGCTCCATGCGTTTGATCTTATCTTTAGGCTCTCTATGGACTCCTGGATCTTCTCGTTTGACACTACCTTGGCATCGATCTTTAATTTTTCTTCGGTCAGCATCTGTTTCGTTGCTTTCTGTTTCTCCCTTAGAAGATCTGCTTTCTGTGATAGCAGTGTGATACCCAGCAACTGTTCGATTATCTCTCTTTGTTCTGCCTGTTTTGTGGACAGGAACGGTTGCGTGTAGGTGTTCAGTGCGATGATGTTCTTGAACATGGAATGTGTCATGCCCATTAGTTTGTTGATCTCCACTTGTGTTTCTCTGTTCTCACCTTGTGCTTCGTTGCTCTCTGTTTTCTGTTCTATGTCGTTGGCATAGAATCTGAATATCTGCGGTTTACGTCCTCTTTCGATCGTGTAAGTTATTCCGTTCTTTATAAATTTTACAGCAACTAACATACCTTTCTCGTTGGTCTTGTTTACAAGGTTGTCTCTTCTGATGTTCGTCAGCGCCTCACCAAAGAACACATAAGATAGTGCATTTATGATGGTTGTCTTACCTGTACCATTCCTGGCACCTGCGTCGTCGCCACCTAGGTCCATGTTCTCACCAATCACAAGCACAAGGCTCTTGTTAGAGAAGTCTATGGCTTGAGCCTGATTGCCCACGCTCATGAAGTTCTTTACTGTCAGTTCTTTAATCGTTAGCAAGTTGTTTCCTCTTCCATTCGTTATATCCTTTCAACCACTCTTCCTGTGTCACAGGTTTAGCAAGTTGATCCAAAAGTGATTGCTTGGTTACAGGTTCCTCGAGATCACCCTTTAGTACTTTTATCAATTTCTTTTTACTAATTCTGGACATCTAGGTCGTTGTAAATTGCTGTTAATACGTTCTTGTCGTAGACCTCTGAGTCTACACCTTGTAATTGTTTGATTACGATTTGATCAACGCTGTCAAACTTCTGCACTTCAACCAATGGTTGTTGTGCGTTGTCCACCTGTTCTGGTATCAGTTGCAGTTCTCTCAGTTGGTACTTGTCTATGAATGTTTCTCTTACGAAATTTGCTTCCTCATATGAAATTTTTATATCTAATGTTACCCTCACGTACATTTTTGGTTTCAGGTATTTGTCAGGGTCTTCCAACAGTTCAGAAACTTTTATCGTGATGTATCTGGGCATATCCGGCCAATTGATAAATTTTGGTTCATTGCCATATTCCAGTATCATCATGCCACGATCGTCATCCCAAGCATCTGCATAGTTGTGCGGGAAGGCGTTGCCCATGTATGTGACGTTCTTCATGTACTGTCTCTTGTGGAAGTGTCCTGAGAACACTTTACCGCAACCTGCGAAGTGGTCCGTCTGTATTCCGCCCACGTCTGGCATCTCCACCATGGCGTTCATTTTGAAGTAAGGCAGTTCGAAGTGTCCGAACACGTACTTCTGTTTCATCTTTGCAATCTTTTTCCATTCGTCCTGCACCACCCAAGGTATGATCGCGACATCATCCTCAACCAACCATTCGTTGACTATGTGGATGTTAGGTATGTTCCTGATGTACTCCATTGAGTTGATTTCTCTCTTGTCCCTGTAGTACAGGTCATGATTGCCCATGATCACGTACACTTTCTCAAACGCCGCACCCAGTCTCTCCATGTTAGAAACTGTGTAGTTCATGGTACTTACATTTGTTGCTGATCTGTGATGGTGCCAGTCGCCTAGGAATATGCAGGTCTCACATCCGTGCAGTTTTGCCTGTTCAATGAACCATTTTACGAACTCCTCGCAGTCATCGTTGTGTACACGACTGTTGCCCTTGAGCCCGAAGTGTATGTCCGTGAAACAGGCTACCTTTTTAAAGAATGCCATAGATTACCACTTCTTCTTCACTGTTGGTTTGTGATTGGTCATGTCTATCTTGTTCTTGAATTGCACGTCGTCAAAATCATCAGAGTCCAGTTTGCCTTTCTTCTTCAAGGTCTTGTTCAACTTCTTCAGCGTGGTCTTGTTGACCTCATGCACGTCACCGTGTGCGGTCTTCATTCTCTTCTGGTATGATGGTCCTGCGGTCTCGTTCTCGTTCTGTCTCGTGAAACTGGGCATCATGCCGTTGAACTCCAACAGGTCGTCCCTGATCGCTTGATTTTTCTTTTCTATGTTGAGTATCCTCGTGAAACTGTTTGTTATCGCCGCTGTGTAATATGCGAAAGGGTTGTCTGACTTCGACTCATCGAACTGTAGTCCGATCTGACTCAACTGCATCAATGCCTGTGACTGCATCTCGTCATTGTAGGTGTAGCCTCTCCAGTTGGCCCTTGTGCCGTATCTCTCACAGAGTTTCATGTACATCAAGGCCAGTTGGTTGGTCATCTTGCCATGGTCGGAAGAGAAGTGTCCGTTGCTCATTCCACCCACCCAGTGGCTTTTGCCCACGCACACCAGTTTGCCTTTTTCGTCAAACTTGTAGTGTTGGAATGGTGGGAAGTTCACTTTTGAATGATGGTCCGCCGTGGTCTTGGGATTCCTCTTTCTCTCGTCGTCCATGGGCACATGGTCAAACATCATGACCCTGAACACCAGATCCGTCTTCTCTATCTTCCTTGGACTCACAGTGTAGTCCGCTAGTTTTATCTTCTTGAGTCCGGCCGCCTTGGCCTCTTCCCACGCTTCCTGTGTCAAACGTTTGGCCTTGGCCTTACGTGCCTGTGCCACCGCACTGGCGTTGACCTTCTTTAGATTGGGCACTATGAGGTCATACTGTGCGTCCTCGGGTGTGACGTATGAGCAGTAGGTGTTCTTGCTGGCGTGTATCTGTGCCAGCAGATCTCGGTTGTTTAGGTACTTGACTCTCTTCATAATTCCTTCTCTTTATATTAATATGAATGACCACAAACAGGTCTGTTGAATCGTGCCGTATGGTGAATTAAGTGCGCCTAAAATAATGCCTATAAATATAGTTAAAGTATACGAAATTTTACAAAGGAAAGCAACCATATAATGGCATTC